AACCACGTCCGGTTCGGGTTCAATCTGCAGCATGTTTCGATTCCGAAGTTCATCGGCAGCCGGATCTCTTACTGGTTTCCAGCCAATCGCCTGTCGCATATCGTTCGGCGAAGCGATCTCGTTCCGAGTGAACTTGTCCGCGATCTCGGCGATCTTCTCGATGGGGACGAGCTTGAACGGATCCCGGAAGTACAGAATGGATTGCTTCTGCGACCGAGCGGTCTTGGTCAAGAACGTACGACGCATAGCTTCCACAATTGCACGAAGAATCGGCTCAATTGTGCGGTTTTGGTAGTTCAGCATGGCCTGTTCGTCGGCTGTGCCGTTCATGACCTCTGGTGTCAGACCCAACTGAGCATAGAGCATGTCAGTAAGAAACTTGATCTGCTCCAGTAGGTTGTTCTCGGCCGGGCGATTCAGCTGAATGACCTTCTCTGTGCCATCAGTATAGGCAATGCCGTACTGACTACCCTTGAGTTGGGCTTCAATGTCCTTACGTCGCTGTTCCGCCTGCTGTCGTCGAGCTTCGGACTTGATGACGTAAGGAAGCTGAATAATCAGATCGAGTTTGCCGGAACTGGATTGTTCATCGACCGCATCCAGGAGATTGAGCTTCCGAATCAGTCGCTGAAGAGTCGAGTTTGGTTCATTCATTACCGCGAAGAGAGGATTCTCCACAATGGCAACGAACTTCTTCTCGAGCGTGATCTCCTGGTGTTCACCACGCTCTTCGTTATACAGCCGGACCCGAATATGGCGAGGATACCACGCCACAACTTCGCCGACCCGAAGAGTCTTGATGTCGAACGCCCCAGAAATCTCCGGATTGATCGTTGTTTCAACCGGAACAATCGCGGCAACGCCATTGTCGAACAGCGCCATCGCAACATTCTGACGAAAGTGACTAGCTCCCTGATCGACGTTCGCCTCGAGGGTGAGACAGTTGTTGAGACCGCTGTCTATGTCTTCCAGATAGCGGCCTTCGTCGTCTAGACGCACGTGTCGGACATCGACAGAAGCAGTATCGATGCTCAAACGCGTGAGAATCGACGAGATGATGGATCGTTCGTTGGAAATATGCAGTCGGACTCGATCAGGTCGACTGCCGTATATGGGCCCCACCCCCATGTCAGCAGGGGCCTTTGTCCAGTCCTGATTGACGAAGGCGTTCCAAGCGTGCTTTATTCGAGAAAGCACGGTACTCACGAGCCACCTCCCTCCTGTCTACTCGAGGTTGGGGCGAACTCAGGGCTCGAGAACCTCGATGCGAGCCTCGAGCTTGGCGATGGCCGCGTTGACCGTGTCGGTGGCCACCACATCAGCGGGAGCAACCGGGGCGTAACCGGTGAGGACGACGTCGGCGCCGGTCTGAGCAGAGGTCGAAATGACATTTCCATCGGGCCCAAGCAGAACCACCGGAGTCGTAGTCTTGCTCTTGCGCTGATCGGCCGTGAGAGAACCGCTCACGACGACAAGCTGCTTCACTGTCTGAGAACTCATTCGAAGGCCTCCTTGTTGACCTTGTAAGCGATCCAGGCGTCCATAAGGGCAGCCACGTTATCGATCTTCTCGTCTTGCCTTCTCTTCAGGAGCTTTCGGTTCCCATTGGTATCCTCAAGAGTGATCGCATTGCCCATGGCGAACATCATCAGAAGTTCGTCAAAGATCAGCATTCGCTGCTCACTCAGAATCTTGAGCTCTCCGAGAGGAACCGATTCGGTCTTGGCCCCCTGAATCACTTTCTCAATCCCGAAGGGCCCGTTCTCCATCTCCCAGCGATTTACGAATTCTTTGGCGTTGTACGGGTCGAAACCAAACGTACGAACATCGTAGTTCTTCTCCTGAATGTGTGCATCCAGGTCATCATAAACCTCCATCATGTTCAGGATCGTCCCGTTCATGATGTGGAGGCTACCTTCGTTAATGAACTCTTCGTATTTCTGACGCATAGCGCCTGGAAGCTTCATCAACGTGAGTTCTGTGATGTAGCTACGAGTCTTTACGCCATAACTGCCGTCTCGCAATGGGAATAGGAAGGTGAAAGCACAGAAGTCGTCGCCCTGAGAAAGGTCGGCTCCCAAGGAACACGGCATTTCCCAGAAAGTTCTCTTACGATGCGGCAACGTCTCTTCGTAGGTGAAGAAGTAGGTGTATCCCTCCATCGGAATTCCGAATCGCTTAGCAAGGATGTCGTTTCGTGAAGCTGGAGCTTTCTCAGCCCTTTCAACATCCAGCTGATACGTTTCGTACGTAACCGTTAAGCCAATGTTAGGGTTTGCCTTTGGCCACATCGCCGGATTGTTAACTTCTTCTAGCTCGTCTAATCTGTAATGCCAGATTGAAACGTGTGGTGCGATGTACTCGCCTCGAAGTATGTCTGCAAGTTCCATTTTGATGGTGTCACCAGAACCGTTGCGAACAGTTCCTTCAGAACTAACAGCGACGATCAACCAATCATCTAACTTCGAAGCGCCTTGCTCAATTGCACCAATCACATCTTCTCTAAGATCACCAGACAACCATTCATCAACCGTCGACACCTTCGGTCGAAGACCTTGGAGTTTGTTGATTGACATTGGTCGAATCTCAAGTAGCGACCCAGTTAGAAAGTTCTCGATGCCCTTCTTAGTTGGGACTAGTTTCTGACGAAGAGCTCTTGATCCGGTGGTGTTCTGAATCGAACCTTCCGTCAAGAACTTGAAGAGCGGTCCACGGCTACGAATAATTGCGGTTCGGAACGGAGCCATCACCTCGTCGGCCTGTTTCATCGTTGGCGACGTTGTGATCTGGTGAGTCGTTGCCGTATCCACATTCAAGAAGTAGCTCTGCAGACATGATTCGTACAACGACTTGGCCGCTCCTCGAGCAACGATCAAGTATTGTTTGGTAGTTAACCGTTTCTTGATGGTCTTGGTGACGTAGCGTCCACCATGTCCGTCCTTAGACGGCTCATACACGCTTCGCTTGACGAAGTAGTACCAACCCAAAATTTGTTCGGCCCATACTTTGAAGGAAGGAAGCAAATGTAGATCGCTACCATCGGTCAGAGTGAGCTCATTCTCGCAGTAGAGGATGTAGCCCTCTACTGGACCAGGATCGTAGTAGATGTTTGGATTGGCGATGAGCGCATCGATGCGATTCATCTCCATGGAGATCTCACGACAGACTGGAATCTCTCCACGAATCACCGCGTCGCGAAACTGACCATAATAGATCGGCGTCGCTTTGTTCGACAGGGTCATCACCAACCCTCCTTTCCCTACTTAGCCTTTTGGAGAAGGCTGCCGATCGCCTTGGCCGATTCTTCTCGAGCGATCCGGGAGGCCTGTTCCTTACCAATCCCGAGAAGCTGCTCTTTGATGAAGCCTTTGGCTTTCTCGCTCTTCGTCTTCGGTCGAAGACGCTGGTATTGCTGTTCGAGGTTCATTCTCGTGATGGCGGCCTGGAGATCTTTGTTCGAAAGAACATCCGTTGTGCGATTCTCTCGTGCGCGTGCAACCACACGCTTTGCCTTGCCAGCATCGCCGTGGGTTGGTGTTGTCGGGGTCGCCCTCTTGACGCCCCACCGCATACCCTTGACGCCGTAGTGCTTGAGAATCTTTTCAACTGCCATCGTCACTGGAAGTTCTCCTTTCTTGTTACGGCTAGGCAGGAGGACCGTAGTTCATGGCATCGATTTTGAACGAGTAATCTGTATCGGCGTAGATCAGGCCTGTGCCTGAAGATCCTCGCCGAACAAGAGCAATCGTAACTGAGCCGCCAGAAATCATGGGCGCAGTCACTACGAATCGAGGCGGAACGAAGGGGCGAATAAAGCTTTGATCGTTATAGAATGCCGCTTCGCCTTCAATATCAGGTGTTCCAGAACGAGAAGATGTATAGTATACCGGAGATCCAGAAACAATTACTGCTAGATCTAGTTTTATAGCCCCAGGGTTCATCATAAATCGAGGAGCAACTTCAACCAAATCGCCGATCGCTGCAGAAATTGTTATAGAAAGATCCTCGGTTCCGTTATTACAAACTACCCAGGAACCACTGGTATTGGTTCCCACCATGTTTCCGCTAATAATTCGTTTTGTTGCAAAACCAATGGAGGACCCGGGCCCAGGGGGTCCCTGAATTCCCTGAATTCCCTGAGTACCGTCTTCTCCGTCAGCACCAGGGGGTCCCTGAATTCCTTGGATACCCTGAGCACCGTCTTCTCCGTCAGCACCAGGGGGTCCCTGAATTCCTTGGATACCCTGAGTACCGTCTTCTCCGTCAGCACCAGGGGGTCCCTGAATTCCTTGGATACCCTGAGCACCGTCTTCTCCGTCAGCACCAGGGGGTCCCTGTGGTCCGGGAACTCCCTCAAGAACGGCATCCTCGATCATTTGAGTGACGAGAGCGGTCACATCAACTTCATCGAGAAAATATGGCAGGTCTACCCATGACTGGACACCGTTTCCAACCTTCACCTTACCCGTATCGAGTTCTATACCCGGTTCACCCGCTGACAGAATGGGGTTATCTGTGGTCCATTCGGGCGCAGGACCGCGGCGAAGCTTGATGGTGAAACTCACGGTTCACCCCCATCGATAACCGGATCAGTAGGCGTGGTGGGAGTTGGTGAAACCCAGGCGTAGGACTCGCGGCGAACGTTCAGTCGCCATTCGAGTTGCTCTGCCTGCTTGTTCAACGCCTCGAGGTGGTAGGACGTCTGTGGTGGATCGAAGAACATCCTGAGTTTTAGGTACATGTAAGTCTTGACGGAGTTGACCCGAAGATCGGACCCGAGAAAGGCGTCCCACGTGGGTGTAGCATCCTCGATCGCGAAGCCTTCCTCCGGACCGATGCCCAGTTGGTTGAGCGTCGCGAAAACCGAGTTGATGTGGATGATGATGTCAATGTCGAAAGCGGTATCTTCTTCATCAACACCCAAAATCTTCTTCGTATCGTTCAAAATACTGCCCACGTGGGACACCTCCCTTCGGGGTTAGAAGCGGTTCTCCTTCAGCCGACGCTGAAGTGCCTTCACGACCTGCGAGACCGGCTTCGACATGACGCCGTCAACCGGACTCTTCAGGTAGCGCTGCAGTGCGGCCACCGTCTTGTAGAACTTGTCGTCCTGGACGATGCCCTTGCCGTCGATCTCGAGTCGGTGGTCGACCGTCGCCTTCAGCTTCGTCTGGACAGCCTTGATGGTGACCTCGTCCATGACGCCAGTCATCGGCACGTTGAGCAGACGCTGCCAGGCCATGATGGTGTGTTGACCGAGGATGCCGTCGATCTCGAGCGGCCTGTTGAAGGGCGGCCCGAGCGTGCCACTGGATGGCGGCTGGTACTTGCCGGCGAAGTGCCAGGTATGCACGTGATCGAAGTGGTTGGCGGTCGGGTTCCCACGGTCCGACATCTTGCGACGAACGCCGGGCTGGTTGACCGTCGACGTGATGTGTTGCTCCCAGATGACGTGGCGCAGACGCAGACGCTTCCGGTGGGTCCAGAGGTAGTTGCGAACGAAATCGCCGCCCGCATTGTTCCGGACCATGAGGTCGAGAGCCAGGCCAGTCTTGTGTTCGGCGCTGGTGCCCATCCCCCACATGAACCAGATCTCGTGGCCGGCCTTCCGGGCAGCCCAGTAGAGCTCCTCCGCGATAGAGCTGGTTTCCGGCTTGACCTCGCCGAGTCGACTAGTGACGTATGCCAAACTCACTCGGGTTTCTCCTTCGCATTCGTCTCCTCGACCGTGTAGTCGGCCACCTCTTCGCCCGCCTTGTTGTCGACGTCCTTGTCGTAGAAGGTAGCTCGGTGCGAGTGCTCTTCTGGAGCACCCCCCTCGGGAGCGTCGTCGACCGGCTCCTGGGGCTGAACCTCATCCATTGCTATTCTCCTTAGGATGGTTACCACAATTTTGTATCGCCGGGTCTACGCTCGACGAGCCGCCGGGGAAGTAGCCTCTCGTCGCCATAGTGAATGGCGTTGTGTGTGCGGCGTCTAGTGGTGATTAGGAACTCAGGATCGAGAACGTTTGAGCCACCCTCCGTGATGTCCACCACAGTCATTGGATTCATGTGGTGAATAACCAACTCGGAGTGAATGTCGAACCCTGGGACACCAAGGTCACAACCCAAGTCTCGGACTATGATTTCGTGGCGGATGTCAGCCCACTGTTTTGAGTGGTAGAACCGTTGGTTGATGTATCTGTCAAAGCCGAAGGTTGCATCGCCAACCCGACCATGAAGAACCAGATACTTGAACCGATCCTCGAAACTCTCAAGACGCCTCAAGTCCGAGTATGTTCTAATCCTCGTCATCATAGTCCCCCGTATCCAACGGAGCCTGACCACCGTAAGCTCGCATGGCAGCGATAGCGCTCTCGTAGAGCTCCTCGATCCGCTTCTGTGAAGCCAGTTGTTCGGCCTTGGCAGCCAACAATTCATTCTCTTTAGCCAAACGCTCTTGTTCGAGCTTCTCTCTTGAAGATCCGAGTTTCAAGAAGTGACTAATCACCTGAGCCGATGCTGTTCCTGCCCTCATCTGCTTCTCAGCGAGGTCAACGGCTATAGAAACCATCTGATTCTCGCGAGCCTCAGGAGTTGTTGCCGGTCTACGCCTACTTGGCTGCCCGTTAGGCTCGCTTTTGTGACGTTCGGTCACGGTTTCAACTCCTTTCGGACGAGATGCACCCCGATTTTTTCGCCGACTTTCGGCTAAAATTCCCGCCGGGGCTATTTTTTGG